CGTGCCCAGCGTAAGAGCTGCGCCGCTTGCCACATCCGCACCCTTAGAACCAATGGCGGCACAGTCAATGTACCACTGTGACTTACCAGTGATTTGTTTCAGAATGTAGCGGATGCGAGCTATTTCTTCCGATAAAGAGGTAGCGAGGGAGGGGGAAGCAGCCGGATAGGGGTCAGCGGTGGTTTGCATCTCCGCCGTGTTCACGGAGAAATCATCAATATCCTCCGGTATGGCGGCATCCTGAATGTCCTGTAACGAGCTGTTCAGGTCTGACGCGGTGAGAGTTTCACCAGCCGTGTAGGTTTTATGCAGTGTGGGTGGATACGACATTTACATTCTCCCTTCGAAATTCTTGCCTTCGAATAGTTTCTTCAACACGCGAAGAGGAAACAGAGGCTCACCGTCCTTAATGTCAAAGCGTCTGCGAACAAAGCCGTACGCCGCTCTGTCCAGAAGCTTGCCGCTTTCAGTGAACTTCCATTCCGCTTCACGCACCCAACCCCACCGCTGGGTTTTCTGTAACGCATCAAAATCTGCTTCGGTAATCGTCGGTACGCACTGTTCGCAGAGGATGAGGTTGCAATAGGTGTTATCCGCCAACTTCATCTGTATCCTGCGTGAGTGCGTCATGTGAACCAGTCTGCCACGTCGTCTGGTAGCCACCGTCATGTTGCACTTCATGCAGCCCACGCGAACGTAGCCGTCAGCATCAAAATCGAGGTATTCCGTGTACGGATTCGCCATTACTTTCTTCGCACTCCTCTGTTTAAGAACGGGAAAATTAGGTGAGAGAGGAGATAATCTTCTCCTGCACCATCATTAGAAATAAGCATTCGGATTTTTCGGCCAACCTCACCCAGCTCAAACTCCACTTCTTCTGTACCGATCAAGGCGAGGGTATCGGTATCTAGGACCAACCCACCGAGTACAGCGGAGGAAGAGGAGAGGCTGACGGTTTGGCTGCTTTGCTGCGCCCCATCAATGAACCACTGGATGTCAACCTGATAGTCACCTAGCGAACGATAGGCGAGGATGCCGTAGGGGTAGCGTTTCTCCACACCCTCTAAATCAAAGTCACTCCAACCCGTAGCCGCCACCGCTGTATAGGCGTTGCCATTATCGGTCTTGGTGGTACTCTCAATCTCCCAAGTACGCCCGTTGTAATCCTGCGTGTACAGACGCTGCTGCATGTTGGCGTCCTCAGCAGGAAAGGAAGCCGCTGCTTTGTAGCCTGTACCGTTGGTGGAGCTGTTGTCACGACCGTCGTGAGGCGGTGCCCACATCTGAAGGTCGTAGTAGTACACCAGACAAACGTCGTTGTACGACACGCCAGTACGACGCATGAAAATTCGGAGAGAACGGGTTTTCGGCTCATCGTTCATGTGGAAGTGGGCGATGGACGTAAGATCAACGTTACGCCGTATCCAGTTATGAATGAAGAACGGTCTGGTGATGGAAGCTTCTTTGAAGTCCCGCAGCTGCTCAGCCGTCTGCACTTCGTAAATATCGCCGTCCGTTGTCATGGCGAAGATGAAGTTACCGGCTTGGCAGGTGAGGCGAGGGCTTGCCACACCGCCTTTGAAGCTGGCCTTCACTACACCCCAATTAGCGGTATCAGCATCCGTATCGTCTAAATAGAACGTCTCTTCCTTGCCTAGAAACCACAGCACGCCATCTTTCGACACACAGTCGATGATGCCGCTACCGTGACGAAAATCCACGACGACAGTGGTGGAGGTGCCGCCCGTAGCTACCTGGAAGTCGCCGGTGCTGCTGATGTAAGCCGTTGTTTCCTTACCAGCCACGCCCCAAAACACAGCCCGTCTGCTGCCACCCTTGGTATGGATGGTCATCTTCTTAGGATGAGTGCTGCCAGTCCAATCAGCGTTAGGCGAGGTGATGGTGGCTACAGCTGATCCTGTGTCCACCTTAACGGCATCCACGCCATTCAGAATGAACATCTTGTCATCAGCCGGAACAAAGTGAGTTTTAGCCGTCGTAGAGCGGCCAGAAAGAATGGACACTCCATCTCGATACACAGCCCCATCAGCACCAGCGAAATAGATATGGCGGGTGTTGGTGGACCGTTTAACCAGCATTCCACCGCCCAAGCTTTCCAAGCTGGCAGCAATCTGGTTGCCTACTGGCTGCGTGCCGCCTCTTTTCTCAAAACCACCATTGTGAATGTTGCCGTTGCGGCTTTCGTCGCTAAACTGTCCAGCAGGAATGTTGCTGAGGTCGTCGTTCCCGTTGAAGGAACCGTTCAGCGGTATGACGTATCGCTCTCCAATAAACATTACGGATAGTCCAGAACGGAGCTGAGATGCTGAATGTTGTGCGGATATAGATACAGCGCAGCCGTCTGAGCTTTCTTCTTCTCGTAAATTTGACGCTCAATGCCGTATCGGCTGTCGTCCTGCAAGCACCACACAAACACGCCTTGAATGAATAAACCGTTGAACAAACGGAGAAGGCGGTTGTAGAGGGTAGAAGTATTGATGTCTACGTCAATCTTCAGGATGTCGGCGTAGTATTCCAGCTCAATCCCGTACACCTTGTCTGGAGCCTTGTTAAAGTAGAGGTCGCCTTCAGCAGCATCGCCTTTGGTAGCCGCTAAGGTGGGTTTGCCAGGAGTGCCTGGATTGGTCACCGAGTTCAAATCGAACGTGGTTTTATAATCAATCTCTTTGTGCTCATCGACGACGAGATAGACAATCGTGCCCGTAGGGGTGGTGGTCCAAGCAGATTCAAGCGTGGCAACCTTCGTGGAACTGTCGTATGACTTAATCTGACGAGCCTGGCCGGAACCAGCGGTGGCAGAGGTAATCACCACCCACTTACCCACCGTCTCAGAACCACCAGTATCATCAGCCGCCAACGTGAGAGTAGTGGAGGCAGCAGCTTGTGCCGTCCCTCTGCGAGAACCGTCCAGCACCTTCACGGAAATAGCCTTGGCGTAATCCGTAGGGAGCTGCACGTAGCTAACGCCGACAGTGCACGGAAGGTACGCTGTGGTACGCAGGGGGTCCCACTCAAGACCTAAATCCTTCAAATCGCTCTTCACCATCTCCAAGCCATAATCAATGGCGCGGGTGATGTCGGCGGAGGTGGGGGTACGTTTACCGAAAAGTTTCCACGCCTCAGTGACTATCGTTGTGGGCGTTGGCTGTGCTGGTATGCTCATTCTCTACTCCTGACTTCCAATGTGCGTAAACTTGTTCAACCTTCTCTAAAATCTTCGCTGGATGAAGTAACGCCACACAAACCGGCATATTGGTGGTTTCTTCCAGGGGGCAGCTTTTGCGTGAATAGTGCAGCTTGTGGCAGGGATAGCAGCTCACAGGCTGAAAGACGGTGAAGCAGTTCTTCCAATACTTCGTTAAATTTTCTTCTGAACTGTGTGACAGCAGGATGATCTTTGGTGTATCGAAGGCGCTGCTGGCATTCGCTATAGATGTCTCGGTGCTGATAACCAAGTCCGCTTCTCTGGTGAGGAGGAACGACTTACGAATGCCTAAATTACCGCACTTGTCCAGAATACGAGGATGGGGATCAATGATGCCTCTGCACCCTGCCTCACCCACCAGCACTACCGTTGCTTCCGGTATGCCTTCTACGATTGCTTGAATAACACTATCAGCGTACGGATAAGTCTTGTGATGCGACGAACCTGATAGGCAATAGACGACAAGAAACCCTTTGATGCTAGACCTGAATTCCTTAACCCACTTCTCTTCTTTCTCACTGAAATGTAAATCTGGATTGATGCCTTTCGCCTCTGGATATCCAGCAACCTCCATCGTAGTGTCCATGTAATTCTTGTTCATGGCGTTGTGGAGCTGGAGCTTGGACCAGCCGTATTCCTGTCTCCAGGGCACGGCCAGCAGCCTTCCTTCCACAGAACCGCTTAAGTTGATGAAGCGGTCGTACTTCTTCGCTAACCCTTCCCAATACTTCGGCAGCTCCGTATTGGGTATTTCTTCCGTCTGTTGCAGCAGAAAGGCGTCAACGTTCGGGTTATGCCGCTGCACTTCGTAGCATCGCTCAGAGCAGTTGAAGATGACGTAGTAGCCGTCTTCCTTCAGCTTTCTGAAGATGGGGGAACACAGCACCGCATCACCCCATGCGCCATACCGACTTACACAGGCTGTTTTCTTGCCTTCCGTGTTCGGTGTTCGTTCAATCAGCTTCATGTAAATTTGTGCTGGTACTTACCTGGAAGGTGGGGGCCAAGCTTTCCCAGCAAATGGTTATTGCTTTTGGCTGGCTTGCTTCTGCCGTCGTGCCAGCTCTTCTTCGATCAAATCGTTCTCAAACAGATTCCACAGTTGGTCAACCACACTGGTCACCCAATTGTGTGCTTCCTGTGGTTTAAAGTCGTTCATGCGACGCCGCAGCAGGTCGCGTGCTTTCGCCCTTACGCCCGTCATTTCTGCACCCTCCGAGCCACAACCGTAATGATCCAGTCGGGATGTTCGGGACGACGCAGCCGCCCGTCGTCGAAGTTAATCTCAACAATCTCGTAGCCGAGGGCTTCGAGGACGACCTTCAGACTGTGACGGTCAAAGTAGAAGATGTGCTCGCCAGGACGGTAATGCGGCCAGCCAATGATGGGACGAGCCAGCAGGCTTTCCAGATTCGGGGTGGAGATAAATATCCACTCAGGATTGATGGCCGAAATGTTGTTGAAGAATTCAGGGTCGTGCTCAATGCTGTCCCACATCGTCAGAACGTCGATGATGTGCCGAGGAGCAACAGCCCCCTGAATGACCTTCTCTTCCCAAGGCTTCGACGTAAAACCGCACGCCGGATTAATGTCGTAATTCAAGCGGTTGAATGTGCTTGGCCCGAAAGCGTTGAACGTCCCAGGTCCACAGCCGTAATCCAACAGCGTCCCGCCCTTCACGTACTTTGTCACCAACGCCCAGCGTCCAGTGTGAATCGCCTTGCCTAATGGTGTTTGTCCTAGCTGCAAATAACGGTCTTTGTAATCTTCGTTATAAATGCTCGTCCAACTCATACCCCACCCTTTCTGAGATTCTTGTACACGTAGTCAACACGCTTCAGAATGTCCTCAGTCCTAAACTGCTTCATACAAGCTGTTGCTAAAAATTCGTTCTTGTCCGTCACCACTTCGTTCTCGCAGTCGCCTCGGTAGTAAATGGCGCGGTGGCAAGGACTGCAATAAATCGGAGCCTGGATGCTAAAGTCGTTCTTCTGGTACTGCGTCATCTGCCACACGCTGGATGTGGTGGCTAAGAAGATTTTGGGCGTACCGAACATGCCAGCAGCCACCAGCAGGAACGTCTCTGGGCCAATGACCATATCCGCGTATTGCGTGCGATGAACCGCCTGCTTCAAACTTACGTCATCACCGATCATCGTCCCTACGCGGGGATGCTTAAACACCCACGGTCTGCACGTCTCATCACCAGCCAGGTAAATAAAGGCGTCTGGATAGTGGGCTAAAATCTGTTCGCAAATCTCTCGGTAGCTGTGGACAACCTTCTGTGCCGTGCTGCCAGCCAACGCCAGGATGACAACGAATTGCCCTTCGTGCTCCTTTCGCCACCGCTCACAGTTGGCAATTTGCTCAGGCGTAAAGTACATGCCCTGCAGGTTGATGTTCTTAGGCACCTCTAAACCGCACCGCTTAAACACCGCATCGTAGAAACCGCTCTTTCCGTAGAAAGCCCTACGTTCGCCTACCGGCCAATAGAACTGCTCCTGAAACGCCTCACCAATACACTCCACTTCAAGGGTGCCATTCAGATTTATCTCAACGTCCGCCTTCACCTGCTTTCGTACCTTCTCCCAGCGAGCGTGAAACAAGGCGTCGTACTCGGACCGATCTTTGCCCTCGTAGTCCGTATACACCGCTATCTGCTTAAACCGTGGATCGTCGTAGAAGAGGGCGTAACCTTTCGTATTGGTTTCCAAATACACATCAAATTTCTCAGTAAGTATCGGTATCAGCGGACACCAATACAGGTGGTCCCCGAGCGCCCGATAAGCGATAAGGAGCAGTTTAGGCTTGGACACGCGGATGCCAACCTTTCTGAAAATATCCAGTTACGTTTTGCTTATACGTGCGCATAGCATGGCAGTTAGCGCACACCACATCGCACTTCGCTATCTCTTCTTTGATCTTCGAAAGCGAATTACACGACATGTACATCTTGCCTACGTTGTATTTCTTAGTGGCCGGGTCGCGGTGGTCAAAGTGCATAACATACGGTTCAAACGTTTGACCGCAGTCCTTGCAAGGAACTGATTTCTGCTCCCATACATACCGCTTCAAGCGTTCTCGATTCCTTCGATTCGCCGCTTTCCACCGACTGCTATCTTGTGCGTATTTCTCCCGTCTGCGCCGATTCTGTCGTTCACGCACATCTGGCCGTGAGTAATAAAGCTTGTAATACTCACGTAACTTCTCTCTATTCCGTTCGTGCCACGTCTGCTTCTTCTCCACCTTTCCTCCACCTTTAAAATCGTCGGGGTTTTTAAAAGGAACCCCGGAAACCTTTACTGACTATTAGCCTTTGTAACCGAGCGAGAAAATAATCGCCGGGGTAGAAGCCACAGTACCAGCAACGTTCGTGACAACGATCTCATCGCCTTCGTCAAACTCCGTCGAAGTGAGAGTGGTCGTGAACACAGAACCGTTCGCATTGGTGCCGAACGCCTGGGTGCCGATCGCGGTAACCGCACCAGTGCCACCGACAGATTTGCCGATGGTGATGGTGGGACCAGCCGCCGTGCCGCCAGTGATGGCGCGGATACGAGCCTGATTCAGCTTCAGTCCCTCAACTGCAACGGGGATGCGAAGAAGAACCGTGTCGGAAGCCGCAGTGCCAGGAACGGATATGCCAGTGTTGTTAGGGACGATCACCACAAGGTTACGCGCCCTATCAGCATCGTAAGGTAGATTAGCCATTAGTTATATCCTCCTGATTAAGCACTAGCGCCAGCCGAGGCCCATTTAATGACCGCAGCGTCGCCTTCGTTGGTGAACTCAAGGGCAAAGCCCCCGAGCCAATACCAAGCCAGACCCTTAGACCGACCGTAGTCTGTGACTTCTTTCGCCCTGATTTGCTCAGGCACCGCAACCGCTTCGATAACCGGCTTCCCAACAAACATGAAGCCTTCGAGCGAGTTGGCACCAGGCCAGGACTTCGCAGAAGTAGTGCGAGCAGAGAGGTTGTAGGTATTCCGCGTCGCGTTGTTGTCCTTCATGATGCGAATGTTATGCACCATTCCGACTTCATCGCTGGCGATTTTCTGATACCCCAACTCGCTGTACTGCTGAACGCTAACCATCGCGCCCTTCAGGCCTTCAACAGCCTCAAGAGAACCAATGAAGATAGCATCCCCAACCATCTGCTTCCGTTTCTCAAGTTCGAGCTGCATCTTGCGAAGATGGCGCTCATTGAGAACCGACGTGTTGGTAGCCGTCGCCGTTCCGTTCGTGGTCAGTGCATGACCGTCGGTAGCCGTACCAACATAGTACAGCGGCGTGGCGTTGAACTGCGCATGGCAGGCAGCATCCGTAACCTTAACCATGTCGTCCCGCAAACCTTTTTCGATAACACGCTCAAGTTCGAATTGCGAGAGTTTTTCGAGCTTGAAGGAAAAGGGAATCGAGTTCCCGTATTCCGTAATTGTGAGAGTACCCTTCGTGATCGCCTGACTGGACTGGTGCATCGTATTCGTCTCAAGCAGTGATCCGCCGATGGTGCCAAGATTCGCAACACGATCCCAGTTGAAGGAATCGCCGGGCTCTTTGCTGAACCCGTCTTTCAGTTCCGTGAACTTCCGGAACTTGAGGAGCGGCTGCGCGGAATAGCGCAGGAACTTGGACAACTTCGGGCTGAAGTGAACTCCACTGTCATTAACCCACAGTGGTGCAGCCATTTGTAGCCTCCGTTATTTTGGAGGCTCTACTGGTCAGAACTACTTAAACGCGAGGGGAAACCTTTCCCTTCCACTTAAGATAGTCATCCACTGAATCTGTTTCTTCTTCCTCTTCGTCGTTCTTTTCATCAACCGGCTTTGAACCGGGATTTCCAGACACTTTCGCGGCAGCAGCCTTACGCTGTTTCTTCTCTTCAAGAGTTGTTTCTTTCTTAATCGGAACAAACAAGGCAGCAACTGTAGGAAACACTTCGGTTTTATAAACCTCTTCCCACTTAGCCGGATTGCGATATTCGTCTTCCGTGATGTCGCCTTCCTCAACCTTTTTCAGCATGAGTTCAGCCAAGTCACTTCCAGCGAGGCGGAAACCTGGGTAACCTTCTTTCGCAAGGCGCTCATCCGTTTGACGGGTGCGCTCCATACGAAGCTGGTATGCCTCTTTCTGTTTCCGCTCTTCCTCCGCTTTCCTTTCGGCTTCAAGGGCCTGAAGGCGTGCGGTCAGGTTCTTAACTTTCGGGTCAGAAGATTCAGACTCTATGGACTCTTCTTCATTTCGGGGAGCTGACGCAGCTTGAAGTTTCTGCTCCATGGCCTTGATTTTTTCGTCAAGTTGCCGCTGAAGTTCTCGAAGCTTGCGATTGGCTTCCTTACGTTTTTCTCGTTCTTCCTGTAGAGCCTTCTCTTTATTGCTTAACAGCTCTTCGGTCTTGTCAACCTTCGGAGCCTTTTCTTCTTTCCCACCTTTTGTTTCTTCCTTAACGGAGGAAGAATCCGATTGCGTCTCAGTAACGGCGGACGCGTCCGACTCTTCGTTTACTTCTTCTGCTTCCTCAGATTGACCGTGGGCTTTCTCAAATTGGTCATGAAAGCCGTCTCTCTGATTTTCGACAAGGAACGGTGCTTCGTTCTCCGTCACTTGTCCATCTTGCTTCTGCTCACCTTCCATCTTTAGCTCCTTTAACGGGGGCTAGCCCGAATGCTCGTTTAACGTCCGGCAGACGAAGTTGCTTCAAATTGTCTTTAGATAAGTGGCTATGCGGTCCATCCAGCCTTGCTCTTTGGCTGTTTCGAACGCCTCACGTCCTCGATTGCGATACTCTTCGATGGATCGCGGAAGAACGTTGTCGTAAAAATCAATCATCGTCTGACAGCGACGAATACCCTCAATATCTGTAGGGTCGATAGTTGTCAGCTTCTCCACCATCGCATCCCTGTTGTCTTTCCAAACCCTTCGCAGCACCTTCCACTCTTCGCTTTTAAGAACCGTCTCCAGCATGTGACGGTCTTCAAGCTTCGCCATCGTTGTGTAGAATTCCTGTTTCTCAAGCTCCTTCTCAGAAAGCTCTTTACCCACCTCTTCAATTTCCACCCTACCCTCCTATCTGTGCCGAAAGAGCGTCAACAAACTCAGGATTCAGTTCTGGCTCTTCGTTCCCTTGCGGAGCATTCTGTCCTTCCACCACCTGCGACTGCTCGCCACCTTCGCTAGAAGGCTGGCCTGGAGCAGCGGCCTCAGCCGGGGGAGGCTCAACAGGAATCAGGTACTTCTCCAAGTTCGGCATCCCAAGTTCAGGCAGCAGTTCCGCCTGCATTGCGCCGAGGTCGTACAGCTTCGGATTCTGGATTTTGATGCCGCTCTTCAAGGCGAGAATGACGGAGTTGTTGGATTGCTGCACACTTTGCATTGCAGCCATGATCCGCTGCGAACGGATGTTGCGGCCCACTTCAGTTAAGCCAGCCTCCACTTCCAAATCAAAATCAAACTCAAGGTCGTAAATATTGTCATGGTCTTTCGGTGCGATGCCCTGCTGTCGCAACGCTTCGTTGGCCACCCTAAAGATCCTCTCGTCCGTCTCAAACAGCTGAATGTGGCGAGCGAGGTTGTAGATGAACTGGCGAACCAGCGTCTGCCCGATCGTCTCAATGAACAGGTCGTGCTTGGCGTTCGCTTCAGAAAGATTGATCTGTGCGACGGTGGCCTTCTGCGTGTTGGACGAACCCTGCTTCGTGGGGTTAACGCCGTCCATCTCCTCCATCATTCCGATGTACTGCGCCACTTCAACGTAGGAGCTTTGGGTAACGTCACGCACTTCAAGAGGCTTCACACCATTCACATCATCCGCAGCAATCGTCACACCAGGACCAGATTTACGGAGTGATTGCTTATCCACATTCGCAAACCGACTGTACACATGCCGCGTGTTCATGGCGAGCAGGACGTTATCTTTGCGAAGGTTGACGGTGAGGTTGATGGATTCTTGCGGACCTTCCAGAACTTCCGGCAGACCTTCGGGCACGGGCTTGTGCGGATCAATCAGCATGTGCCCAATCGAAAGGGGATACTCTTTGCCGTAAGGCGAGCACACCGTCTCCAACAGATCAACCTGCTTATCCGGGTTGATGACCGTGTAATACAGCTTCCCTTTGTGCTTGAAGAAAATCTTAAGAACCAGGAAACGTCGCAGGTACTCGTTCGCCTTCGGCGTTTCACTGCCGCGCTCAGGATAGGCGTGGCCTACAGCCCCACCAGAATAGTTCAGTCCATCGCTCGTGCTGGAACCCTTGTACGGATCTTGGGTGTTGGTATAACGGACATCACGCGGTTCAGACGAAGGGGGAAGTTCCTCTGTCAACTTGCTGATGTTCTTGTAGCCCTCTTCTTCCATCTGATCCATCGTCATCCAGTCTTCGAAGATGGCGAAGCGCATACGTTGCGGATCGCCGCTGGCTAACTCAGGCCAATCAAGGCACACCTGCTCGATGGGATAAACGGTCAAATCCGGCTCGTCAATGCCCTGCTCTTCGTTCCACTTCCATGTCTGAAGGATGACGGAGAAGCCGGGGGTGATGCAGTTGAAGATGGCCGTAACCAGCTTCACAAAGAGGTTGCGACGGCGAAGCATCCAGTTGAATCGGTACTTCGTCATGGTTTCCAGCACCTTCGCCTTGACGTAATCCTGCTGCTCGTCACGTCCAACAATGCGAAGTTTGTTCTGGTCCATCAGGTACGCCTGAACCGCAGAGGCCAACAGACGGGTGCAGTCGCTCCAAATCTTGCGGAAATAAAGTTTGTTCTTGCCCGTCACTTGAGAGCGGGTAGACTCTTCCTCCACAGGAATGCCTTTGGTCAAACGCATGTTGCGAGCAATGCGAGGGTCAATGGCCTGCTCACGATACGACTTGCTATCACGCCAATACGCCAACAGCTTGCCCATCAGCTTTGGTGTGAGCGAAAGATGATCTTCGTCAGAAACTAAAATGTTCGGGTCTATGACACAGCCTCCAAAACTCGTTCTGCAACATGAGGACACGCACCACCGTAGCGCGTAGCAAAATTGCAGTTCATGCAAAGTAATCTAAATCTGTCTTTCGGCCATCCACGACGCTTCAAATCCAGATACAGCATCGCACCGCCCTTAATGCCTAAAACTTTTCTGTGAAACTTCCCGTCCCTGTAGATGTGGTCGATCGTCAAAAACGGCTCTCTAAATTCACCACAGCAAGCACACGCACCGCCATAAGCGAGAATTGTTTCCTTTTTGAGGCGAGCCATTCGCTCTCGCTCCCTAGCAGACTGAACAGAACTGTTCTTTTTCTGCCACCGTTTGCTCACTTCTCGATAGTGCGGGGGCATTAGCCCAGTACTTCTCACGAACACGCTTCAGCGTACGTTTGTGATTCTTCCAATACCGCGCTCTGTCTAAGGCGTGGATCTTCTCTCGATTGACAGCTCTGTACTTTCGCATCCAATCCCGCTGGTAAAGTCGGTTCTCTTCGGGCGTCATATGTACCGTTCTTCCGGGACTTCTTCATCAACGGTATCGTCAATAGCGATGAATCGGGGGTTGCCCTGATACACGTAACGAAACGCGGCGTGCCGATCCTTCTTCCCTTCATTGATTTTGTCCCGCGTGCCCTTCTTCTCTTCGTTCGCTGCTCTGTCTCGTTCAAGCGTTTGAATGTCCTTGATCAACAGCCACACTTCTGGCGTGTCGAAGAAGTACACCTTCGGCTTCTTCGTATGCTGATCCAACTTCAAATCCCGCTTGATCAAATCTATGCCTGCGTCAATGGAGCCTTTATGCTTGTCCGACGGAAACATCGCTGGAATGGCGTTGGGGGAACGCTTCAGCAGGTCAATGATGTTCATTCCGCCCAGGATGGTCTGCTCGTAATCTAAAGACTTATCGTAGCGCGTCCATCCGAGACGGTACTTTCGTTCCACCGCACGAGCTGCCAAGTCCCGCTTAACTGTCTCAGCGTCGGCCTTCTTCCAGTAAACTCCAACAACCACTTTTGTGTTATTAGGCAGCACAGCCACCTCCACACAGCACGTCTCTTTTGAAGTGTGTATGTCGATGCCCCGATAGACGATGTGGTTGTCCCATTCCAATTCGAAGGGTTTGATAACATGGATGTCCTTGTAAAACTGACAGTCGCCGGAATAAATCAAGCCGCTGAGTGACACAAATTCACCGAGCAAGCGCATCTTCCGCGATTCATAACTGTCCAGCTGCTGCATGATGGTCTCTAGCGAATCAATGCTGATGTGCTTGTTCGTCAGCGTGGACACCTTGAACGTCTCGATGTTCTCGTCGCCATTGTTAATCAACGTATCGTACAGCCAGCTAATACCGTTCGTCGGCGTAAGAAAGAAACCAATGTCCATCTTCGTGGTGCCGAAACGGGACAAGGCTTCTTCGTAAAAGTTGTGCGGAGGTTCTTCGTCGAAATGTGCAAAGGACAGGTCTACGCCCTGCGTCTTTTCAACTTCCTGCTCGCACGAAATAAATTTGATGTGGCCTACAAACTCACGCCCGTTTTTGTAAAAACGTAAAATCTTTTCCTGCTTGTTATACGTGTGATCCCAACCACCCGAATGCCAGTATTCTTTCGGCATCCACTCTTTGAACTTTGGAATAAGTACTTCTTCGATGACTGAAGAAGAAAGACCGTACACACGCCCGTACACCGGCCATTTCTTCGGTAGCTTGTGCTCAGGCACCACACCCTCAAGCGACTTGGGTACACGACCAATCACCTTCGCGCAGCTCAGGATGACGAGGGCGATGGTTTTGCCTGCCCGGTTTCCACCGAACAGCCCAACGATTTTCTTGCCTGATGCCATGGCGTCTTTAACGCCGTACCACTTCTGTGGGCGATCTTCAGGTTTCAGCCACTTCTCAGCAAACGCCGCTGCTTCGGGGGTGAGGGAGCCATCAGACGGTTCGTAGAACCAATAGCGGTCCTGGTCCTTCACACGATCGAGAACGGCCCTTAGTTCAGCCTTCTGCTTCTGTACTTCGGCGAGCAACGCCAGCTTGTCGTCCACGCCTAGCACCACGCCACAATTTCAACAACCGCACCAGCCGTGGGCGATTGCATATACAGCACAAGCGTCGATACACCGATAAAATCTTCGAAGTAGCTACGTGAGTCGATGGTGATGTACTCCGCACCCGACTTGCCTGACTCGTACGCCATCTTGATAACATGCGAACTGTTCCGAGGCTGAATGGAGAACTTGCGCACGTTCGTCGGCAACGTCTGCGGATATTCCGTATTCGCTTGACCCAACGTCACGTTGTAGATGTGCGGTGTGCACGCATTCGCTAATGGGTTTTCCGATGGAATTACTGTTGGCATAAGGCCACACACGCTTTGATTATTTCCCACTCAATGGTGGTGAAGTCTCTATCACACGTCACGACGCCATCCTTGACAGTGACGCCGCAATCCAAATTGTTTTCCAATAGCTCCAGCAGCCGCTCTTCGCTCTTAACGTTGGCGTAAACCACAGTCTTCATGCGCTAAACCTCACGCCGATGGCGGGGGCCGGTACAGCCACCTTCACCGTCCCGCCTGCCGTGAAAGTAGCGGGGAAGCTGGTGGTGTAGGCCAACGTCGCCTGAATGCCATAACCAGGCGTAGTACCTAAAGCATTGTCCAGTCCAAGAAACGCCGAACATCCCGCAAGCGCAATACAGCGAATGGTGGGTGTGGCTACGCCTGCCCAATACACCAGCCAATAAAGAGTGTTTGCCGCCAGCGTTAAATTCACCGTCTGCGCCTTCATGCCCAGCGTGCTGGTCACAAATTCAGCCGTGGCACCAAGCAACGCATCTGGATACAGGTTGGTATCGGACGTTGCGCTGTAAATGGCTAACTTCGCCACTCCACTGGCAATTTGGGTGGTGACGTTAATGGCGATACGATCAACAGTCCCACCGCGAGGAGCCACAAACGGCATGGCGTGCAACACTCCAATGGCGGGTGCGCCTGTGGTCAAGGGAGCACAGTTGGCTACGCCTGCCACGTAGTAACGCTCCAATGGCGCTGTACCCACCTGCTTAAAATAGTCCGCTTCTTTCGACGTGCTGCCACCACCAGCTGAAGTTTCATCCGCCTGCCAGCTGTAGTCGTAGTTGGTGTTGGAAGCCTTCTTCAACACCTGCCCCGTTGTACCGCCGCTAGGAGCCAATCCCGAGTGCGTGTGGTTACTGGCGGATTTACCGTCCAGGGCGGTTTGAAGCCCAGTGACATCCGCAATAGCGTGGCTGTGGGAAGCAGCCGCCTTGCCATCCAACGTCGTCTGTAAATTGGTCACGTCCGAAATGGCGTGGGAATGGCTGGTCGCTGCCTTCCCGTTCAACGTCGTTTGCAAGTTAGTGACATCTGCGATGGCGTGCACATGAGAAACGGCCGCCTTCCCTGCTAAATCCGTCGTCAGGTTCGTGATGTCAGATTGGGGGTGCGTATGAGTGCTGGCAGCTTTCCCATCCAACGCTGCTGTGAGGCCCGTTACGTCGCTTTGAGCATGTGTGTGGGCAGCGTCAGCCTTCCCATCCAAATCAGCCGCCTCAGCCTTCTCAGCCAACGCTGCCTGTAAATCCGTTTGGTTACCGATGTCGCCAGCAATGCTGCCCCAGCTGGCGTTTCCACCCTCACTGCCCCCCGTTGTTCCACCACCCCTAAACGGCATGAACGTTAGTTATCCTTCGGTGTGTTCGGGAGAGCAATTGCAGCTTTCAGGGCCTGCTCCAACTCGTCCAGCTTCTTCAGCTTCTCTTCAGCCGTTTCCACCACACCCCTAAATTCAATCACCGTCTTACCTTTGCTTTGCAATTGCAGCAGCTTATCCACCGTGATACCGATGGACGTAAACAAGGCGGGGTTACGGTTTTGTTTCAAATGGTCAATGTAGCGGTCGTCGTCCACAGCATTCACCATCTTGAGCAGGATGTTGGACAACTTGCCAGCTATGACATCCCCCACCTCATCCAAGGCTACTTCAGGGATGACGACGGTTTTGTCATTGAGCATGTTTCTAACCGTCTGCTCGCTGGTTTTAAGTTCCGCCGCTATTTCTTTGTACGACAACCCCAGCGTATGGCGCAGAGCTATCGCTGCTGTTTTCAGCACCGGTCCAAACTCTTTGCTTGGACGGCCTGCCTTCACAGTGCGAGCCTTCACCTTCTCAATGGCGTCTTTCTGTTCGCCGGTTAGTCTGCTGTCGTCAATCACGGGTTACCTTTCCTTTCCTGCATAAACCAATCTTCAGAATTTGGGGCATAGGGATACGGACTTTTATGAATGGACCTGGTTGCGTGTTGCTGCTGAAGAAGTTTCTCCAGTGCGTCTATACGCTGTTTTAGTTGTTTGATCTCTTCTTCAAAGTCCATACCGCTATGCCTTTTAAAGTGTTCGCTAGTGTTTCTGACTTTCTCTGAATCCTAGGACAGGTACTTACAAACTACTGCTACCGTCACTTACATCCAGAGAAATGTGGGGGGCGTAAAGCCCCCACTTATGCCGACAGAGTTAAGTGTTACTAGCTGCTGTCCGTCCTAGTCGTAGGATGTGAGAAAGTCATCAAAGCACAGGGCCTACACTTGCGAAGGAGCACTTCCGACGTTTCAACCGCTTTAGCGCGAAACCCGTTAAAATGCAAAAGGCTATCTAGTGCCCTTCTACTTATAGGGGTACCCTGCTGGAAAACTGTAAAACATTCATTTTCAACTGATATGACGATGTGGGTATTGATAATCAAACACTTTCAGACTTCAAATGTGGTGTACTGGGAGCAATAACTGGGGTAATACATCGAGGTCTACAGCTGATGCACAATGGCTGAACGTTGTTGGCATCCCATCCTAGATTTCGATCTAAGCGGCCTAGAATGACGTTAGAGCGACGTTTGGGTGCGCTAGCACACTTGGAGCAGGGGGAGAGCAGAAAACGCAGGAAATCGAGTTCTAGGAGGTTCCAGGCTATTCCACGACGTTTGGCCTCTTTCTTTGCGTTTCTGTAACGTTTGCGGATGTACTGCTTCTGCTTCTTCGTTATCTTCATGACATAAGTATAACCTGTAGCTATAGTTTATGCCATACCCTGAACCTACTCTTTTGTGAAATTTGCCTGGTATGGGTAAGGTATCCCTTGTGCGCGATGGCCGGGGGGTGCTTCCCCTGCCCCCACCCTTAGGAAATAATTAAGCGTTGAATTAGGGCCAGCCGGTCCGTCAGCCTACCCCTCCTAACCCGCCATATCCTAGCTGTACCGTACGTGTAACCGTAACCAGCACACACCTATCCCCCCTTTAAGTGTTGATAATCAAGGCATTGGATTAACTGCAGCTAAAGCTTCGGAAGCTTAGGACGGAGAAGCGAGAGGAAAGGAGAGCGTACTACGAGGATTTACAGAGGAGAAACTAGCGATTCTCGACGGAAAGGCGCACTGTTTTTATGGGAGCAAGGAAGCGTAAAACACGTTATATCGCACCTACCCCCGCCATTTAGGTATATCTGACTACCATGATACCCCGCAAATCGAATCCTAGAGCGTTACAGACGGCATATAAATTACGTTCACCAGCCATTCAATTGCCATATGATTAAATTACATGCTTCTCATGTGCCTGTCATATGACATCTATCGAGTTACGTTTGCTTCTTTCGCGTGTCTATCCAGCCAATACGCTTTCAACACCAACCGTACGAATGCTGTGAGGGTGCGTTCTTCTTCTTTAGCCCATCTTCTAAAGTCTTCCTTCAGAGGCAGCTCGACGTAAATCGGGGGAATGGGAACAAGGCCTTTCTTCTTGTACGAATAGTGCTTCGCACGCTTGTCGGGTTGTTTGTTCATGCCTTAATTGTCTGAAATAGACCTTGACAAAACAAGGCTTGTCATACATCTTCCAATCAATCGCATATGACATTGATTGAAGCTCATAGGACACCATGCGACAACCGTATGATTAGAAAAAACGTAACGTTAAATAAGGCTAAATAAAATAATTGAAAATAGTTGTGGACAGTGTCACCTGTTATCTGGTATAAACCATTACACGAGCTGTTGCACAGAGTATAACATCGTCGGAAAAGGAGCCATCGTCATGTTACTCACCACTGAGACAAAACGTTACGTTTACGTAGAGGATAGGAATGGCCATACGTCGTTAATTGGTCATGAACAACCATCAACCATCTATAGGCAACTGATGGAAAATTATAGATTGGTGGCGGTGAAACGCAGCCATCGGGACTATGTCGTTTTGAAGGTGAGCTAACATGTTCCAATACAATGACGGAGGAAGGGAAGCGGCTGGCTACAAAGGAAAGGCTGGCGATTGCGTGACGCGAGCCATTGCCATAGCCACGGGTAAACCGTACCAAGAGGTGTACGACGCCATTAACGGAATGTCGGCTTCTGAGCGAACGGGAAGCCGCAAGCGCGGGAAGTCTAACGCCCGTACCGGCGTGTATAAGAACACTACACGTAAATACATGGAGTCACTTGGCTGGAAGTGGATACCGACAATGCAAATTGGTAGCGGTTGCAAGGTTCATCTGAAAGCTGATGAGCTGCCAGCGGGACGCCTTGTAGTGAGCGTGAGTAAACACATGGTCGCTGTTATTGATGGTGTAATTAACGATACTTTTGACCCATCACGAAATGGCACACGTTGCGTTTATGGCTACTTTCAGGAGGTGCGGTAACATGGCTACGATACATCACACGCGAGAGTGTCTTTCTAAGGGCATCAATAAGGGCTGTCCTGTGTGCGAGCCAATCAATCAGAGGTTGAAAGCCAGCGAAGCGGGGGCGAACGCAGAAAGTGAGGCCGTAAGGCGTGAGCGAAGCGAACATACGCCGACGCCGTGGAGGGCAGAAAACGATCCCTTGGGACGTTTCACGATCAAGGAAGGCGGCATTGTAGTGGCGCAGGGTGTCCACGCTGAGTTCGCTCCACGCATCGTACGAGCCGTCAATTCCCATGAGGGATTGATTCAGGAACTTAATCACCTCATCGCCACACTTGAATCTGTAAGAGCAAACGTGGATAGCCCGGAGAAATCCCTTAAGGGTAGTTGGTATTCGTTTGACCACATGATCTCCGACGACATCTCACGGACGAGGAAGGCCATCGCACAAGCCGAAAGGGAGGGGAAATAACATGGCTTATCGTATTCTTCGCTTCTTCTCGGATGGGCGTCCGGCAGAGCGTGTGAAAGTGGTTTCTACGCTGGAACTCGCTCGCTTGCACTGTAACAGCCCTTTAACAAAAGGCGTGTTGCGTTCTGGCGTGAAGTGGTTTGACGGCTGGCGGGAAATTAAGGGACGCACGGTTAAGAAAGTTTTAACGGGAGGGAAATAGCATGCGCACATTCAAGGTAACTTTTGAAGACGGCAACCACCTCTACACGGGTTTCAATGGGACGTTAGAAGATGCGAAGCGATACTACGTTGGTCAAATCTTTAATTTTGGTGACAGCGACGAACACCCCAAAGACCTACTAGTTAAAGGCGCGGCTGTGGAAGAGGTACTGTAAATATGGACCTCCTCCGTACCATCCTAGGAGCAACGTTGTTTGGTATGGGGTATTACGTTGTACTGCTGTGGAATAACATGCCCATTTGTGGGCGATAGGGGGAAGTATGGTTCAGAATATTAATCATTGTGATCACGGGCACGCGACAACGGATGAAGTTCGGGCATTGCCTACGGGCGGAGACGCGCAGGTGATTATTTGTTATCGCCATTATCTAAAAGAGTATGACTGGAGAAAATCGCAAATTGCGAACGGTGTGCCGTTTCAGTTGCCGGAGTGGGAATCATTACCGATTTATACGGGAGAATAGATTTAAAGGCGGATGAAAGTAAACAGGCATAGCGTCAGAGGCTCAGCCGGGAAGCTTAAGCTTCAGGGGTAACTGGCCATCCGCTGATTTTAGTTAGTAGTTGATATGGGAGCGCGATGAGCAGCCATTACGCGCAAGCGTGCGGAACGAAGTGACCAGTAGAAGGGAGGGAAGATGATTTCAAAAGATAAATGGGTTTGGATGCCTCATGCCGCACATTTGATTGTAGGGAGCCGCTGCCGCTTTCATTTGGCTACGGTCGTTGGTCCCTATCTCGTTTCCACGGTTGGCGAGTACATGCCGGATTCCCAGGTGCGGGAGATTTTAGCGAGTAGCCGGGGCATAACGTTAAACGGACGCGGCGACGAACGCGAAGCGGACTTCATGAAGAAGCACGGGTTCGAGGAGATCGGATGCGACCGGAAATATGAAACGATGGTTTTCCGGGCCGTAAAGTCGTCGCACGGTTGTTGCCCCTTCGAAATGCGGGATGCCTCAGACCTTGATTTTGAGGGCTACAACGACCCGGCGGACGCCTACAAAGGGCACCTGAAGATGTGCGAGAAGTGGGCTAAGACACGCTTAAAGACTTCCACCCCACGTAAGGGGCGGTAACGCCAAGGAGGGAGAGACTATGGATACTTTCAGATGCTTGGATTGTGGCGGGGAGACGTGCCAGCATGGAACGTGCCTCCTCTGTATTTTAGACGCCCTGCGTTAGGAGGGGAGAATGAGTATTCCCAACGGAATGTTTGTCGTCGGAAACAAGCTGATGACGGTCTGCGGATGGTGCGAAAAAGTCGTTCGGGTCGATAAGCCGATTATCGGGAGCTTTCACCTTTGCTTAACGGACGAAGAAAAAGAACGGAAGTCGGCAGATTTGCGGGAACGCTTAAAGAGGCAACGGGCGACCTTTCGGGATCGTCTTGGTTCTGCTGGATCAGGCCAACCCGCGAAGCCTAGCGGCTCGGAGGCGAAGGGATGACGATAGAGAATCCGCCCATTTTTGCCGTGTCATATAAGTGCGGCTGTTACGAATCACGCCTAAAGGGAAAACTCTATCAGGCGATCCGTTGCGCCAAACACAAGAGAAAGAAGAAAGAACGGAGGCCAAGAGGATGACAACCTTAGATGAACTCTTGCGAGACGCGATCCGGGAAAAGCTCATTGCTGATTCGGACGGTCCCTATGAAATCACGGGCGGCCTTATCGAACAAAAGATGATCGTTCTGGCCCGTAAACTTGTGGGGTTACTTGGCGAACAGGAGGGGAAGGGATGAAGTGTTCATTTTGTGAAGGAATCGCTGTAGCAGGTATGGGGCCAGCAACCGGAGCAACAATAAGATTCTGCGCCATTCACCAATTCTTAATGGACGCTATCCGAAAGGCATTACAGGAGGGGAAGTAAGGTTATGGATGCGAAAGGAGCCGAATAACATGCCTTACATTAGCCTTGAAGACCTAAGCAAGATCAAAGAAGTACAAGCGTTAGTACAGGTGGCGGAAGGCATGGTCCGATGGGCGCACTGCGAGTTTGATGAGACGTTCATCGCTCTGGCGACTCTAGAGGGAGCCCTTAAACCCTTCCAGAAGGAAAAAGGGAAATGAAGTTTCTAGCATTTGTCACAGCTGTAGCACTACTGTTGGTTATGGTAGCCACCTTCCCCATTAGTTTTATGTGCTATGCTATATGGGAACGTTATTTTTATGGGAGGGGTAAGAAATGGGGCGAGAAGCAACGCACGACATCGTAGTTATAAAGCAGATAAAGCTAGAGGACATCCGACCGCAGCGCGTCGGCAAGCTCGATACTAAAATCGTCAAACAGGCGGCGAAGTTGAAAAAGAATAGCGGTTGTCAGCTGGATAGCAGCAAAATAACTTACGTTCACCTCGCTACGCTCGTGGCGAAACTACGTAAAGCTGGTCGCATCCCGCCTGATATTACGGTGATGAGACGTACCGAAGCAGACGGAAATATGAGTATGTACCTGGTCCGTAAGTAACAACAAACCTGGCGCATGTGTACCTCGCTATCCATGCGCCATTTTTGTGCCTCGCTATTAAACCGGTTGAATGAGACTACAGTGCAAAAAATTTTGGACCAAGAAATATGACTTTCAATGGAGGACATATGCATTACGTGCAGTTTACGTATGACGCGGATTACTTCGTGCTGTACAGCATGAATTAGGTCAAGGCAGTTCAACCGGTTGAATAAGTAGTTCCTATGGGAGGAGGATGAAGGCATGTACGACGATAGCCCGTCTAGTTTCTGGTACGAACCACCGCAGCACCATGAGTTGTGCGACTGTGAAAATTGCCATTACGGAGGAGGACACGACGATGAAGAACAGTATTGGAATGACAACGGATGTGCAGCTTGCAGCGAGCGATTGCGAGAAAGAGAAGAGGAAGAGGACGGTAACCTACCACCTGCTGTTTAACCTGAGCCGTCCGGTGTCCTTACGGTTCCTGCCTACCTGCATCAAGGCGCTGGAGATGCTGGAAGAAGGACGCATTAACGACAAGGTGCGGGTGATGAAGGGTATGGGCAGAAAAACGGCTGGCGACATCATTCAATTGTTCCAGCTTGGGGAGTATGTGCAATGGGCACCAAGTATATACGACAGGTGGTAGTATGGGTATTGACAAAAGCAACAATCCCGTTATACTTCAAGCAACGGAGGAGGAACAGTATGAACTATACATTAAGTGAACTTCTGACGTTCTACCTCGATGAGTATGCGAGGGCGCAGGCATTGTACGACTTTGCCGTTGATGAGTGTGAGGAGAGACGGGCGTATATGAGCATTTGGGAAATGGAAGAGCGGGAGGCGGAGATCGAGCGATATGAGACGTTGGCCGCGCTGTTTACCAATCTCGTGCGGGAACGGAAGGCGAAACATGCTTAAGTTTTTACAACGCCTCCTGATAGCTCTGGAAGGCATACGCGAAGAGCTGGCGATTATGAATACAAACGGAATTGTGGTGTATGGCGGCGAAACGAGCGAAGAAAACTAGCGAGATTGATTTGAAAGACCTTTCGGTACGACGTGTGAAGGGTGGGTTTAGAGTGAGACGCGTGTTTTATAGCGGAGCAACGAAGTATTCACGGCTGTTTAGAAAGTGGTCGGACGTAATGCGGTGCTACCAAGAGGAATACGAAAAGTATGAACGGGCCATTGGTCGTGTTATGTTTGGTGGGGCAATTGACAGTTACAAGCTATAGGTCAATTCCTTCGCAGACCGACAGCACTCCTTATCACACTTCAATTGGGCAGCGTACGCACGCGCACGGCATAGCCGTCTCACGCGATTTACTGGCGAACGGTACTTTCAAGTATGGGGATTTGGTGTATGTGGAGCAGGTTGGGTTTAAATTTGTGAACGATACGATGCATGAGCGGTGGGTGAAGAGATTAGATGTATGGGTGGAAAGCTTAGAAGAAGAACGCCGCTTTCATCGGAAATTTAAAGGGAAACAGTTACGAGTATGGAAAGTGGAGAAGGTTTGGACGGAGCCATTAGGCGCAGGGAAGAGATTAAACGGAATATTGACGAAGCCAAGCGGCGCACTGCAAACGGTTTTCAGCGTCGAGTAAAGACCAAAGGCAGCGCACCAGAGGATAAGCTGTTCGCTGAGAAGTTGGAGAAGGCGAAAGAGGAAATACGAGCGTGGAAGAAGCGAGTAAAGAACCTGAAATCCCT